ATACTAAAGCAACTGAACCAGCTCTCTTTGGATATAAAAATTTTCTAAAAGTTCTTTCAATTCTTTTAGCCATATCACTTTCTCTTTCATTTTCAGCAATTAATTTAAAACTAAAACTAAAAGTTCTTACATTTGTGCTTTCATATGCAGTTCTTGTATATGGATTTGTAGCAATACCTAGATTAATAGCACCAGCACTTGTTATTTTATCAATAGTGCTTGAGCCTCCTAGTAATTTATCTTTGCCCATCATAGCAAATGCTCCAACATCAGCATTTGTTATATTAGGACCTTGGCCGCTTGCCGCGCTTTTTAATAAATTTAAACCACCTCTTATACTACCAACATCAAAATTAGCGTAATTTGCGCCATCTGAAACAGAAAATCCAGGAGGTTGATATAAATATATTGCTACTCTTTCTGTAGCCGTAACAGGTTTAATACCAAATCGTATAAATGGTAAACCAGTTTCTTGAGCAGACCCATTTAAGTCTATAGGATAGCTATAATGATGAAGTCTACTTAAGTCAACTCTTTCTTGACTATACTTATCCATTTCTTCTGAAACTCTGTTTTTAAACTTGTTAGTAAATTTATCAAAAAAGCTAGCTTCTTCTTCGGTAGCTGTTTCTATTGTTATGTTTTTGTCTTTTCTTGGGCCAACAAACTCCGTCATCAATTTCTCCTATATAAATACTTGTATGTTAATTAATACTATAGAGTTATTTATATGAGTTATAGCGGTAGATACATAATAAAACGTCCAGAAAAATATGCTGGTGATGCAAGAAAGGTTGTATATCGATCTTTGTGGGAAAGACAAGCATTTAAATGGTGTGAAAACAATCCAAAAGTAAAGATGTGGAATTCAGAAGAGGTAGTTGTACCTTATAAATGTACAGTAGATAAAAAACTGCATAGGTATTTCGTCGATCTTTTGATACAGATGGAAGACAAAAAGACTTATTTAATAGAAATTAAACCAAAAAATCAAACCATTCCACCTAAAAAACGTAGTCGTAAGACTAAAAAATATATTAATGAGATGATTACATATAGTAAGAATCAAGATAAATGGGAAGCAGCTGCTCAATTTGCTGAATACAAAGGTTGGAAGTTTCAAGTATGGACAGAAGAAACTTTAAAGAATTTAGGCATAAAGATACTGTAAGTCTGTATAAATAGATATATGGCAAGTTTATTCGATACCCTACAAGCAAACGCATTTAGAAGCGGAATACGAACTCGTACTAAACAATCACGTGATTGGTTTCAAAAAAATGTGCAAGGCTTACAAATATCAAGACAAAAGCTTTTATCAGATACTGCTTTAGACAAAACAACTACTAATCTTCGTGGAAGTATGTACATGTATTTTTATGACCCAAAACATAAAGCTACATTACCTTACTACGACAGGTTTCCATTAACAATAATGGTTGATGGTGCACCTGGTGGATTCTATGGATTAAATCTACATTATCTAAATTATAATACTAGAGCAAAATTTTTAGATGACCTAATGGCATTTGGACCAGCTAAATCTACTGAAAGTTCTCGTCTTACACAATTAAGATATAATTTAATATCGGGCGTAAGAAAATTTAAAGAATTTAGACCATGCTTTAAACATTATTTAGGAACTAACGTGCGTTCACAGTTTTCAAGAGTCCCAATGACAGATTGGGAGATAGCTATATTCTTACCAGTAGAACAATTTCAGAAAAAAGGTAAAACTGCTATATGGAACGAAAGTGCTAAAATTGCAAGAAGTACTGGAGGTATAAGTATCAAAAATACTAAAGCTTATTATATGAGAAATAGGAAGAAAAAATGAGTATAGACAGACTAAAATCAACAGTATCTAAAAAAGGTGGATTAGCAAAGGCTAATAGATTCAATGTAATGTTTACACCACCAAGTGGTTCACTATTAAACTTTGATGTCGAAAGTATTATTTCATCAGCCATATCAGGCAATTTTAATGCAAAGAATTTAATTAACGATCCAAGAGACATTGCATTACTTTGTGATTCAGTATCAATACCAGGAAAACAAATTAGTACATTTGAACATCAGACAGTAAGACAATCTAAAAAAATACCTTATGGTACAATACATGATGATGTTTCACTTGGTTTTTTACTTACAAATGATTATTATATGAAAACTCTCTTTGATAAGTGGATAAATAGTATAGTAGATACAGATAAATATTGTATCGCATATAAAGAAGATATAGTTACTGATGTAATAATACAACAGTTAGATGAACAAGATATACCAATATATGGTATAAAATTGGAGGGAGCATTCCCTGTAAGTATGAGTGAAATAGCGTTTTCTAACGAAAGCACTAGCCAGATTCAAAAATTGAATGTGAGTTTTGCTTATGATAAATATGTACCGCAAGGTGCGTTAAGTAGTACGGGTAGCAGCATAAGAAGTGCGCTATCTGTATTTGGATAATATAATAGGAGAAATATTATGGCTTTACCAGAGCTAAATACAGCAAGGTATAGTATTGAAATACCGTCAACTGGTCAAACAGTTACGTATAGACCATACCTAGTGAAGGAAGAAAAGATATTAATGATGGCTATGGAGACTAATGACCAAAAGGTTATTATGCAAGCTACCATAGATGTTATTAAATCTTGTGTAGATGATATCGATGATGTTGAAAGTTTAGCAATGTTTGACATTGAAACTTTATTTTTAGCATTACGAGCTAAATCAGTTGGTGAAAAGATTGATTTAAAAATGAAATGTAATGATGAAAAATGTGATGTACGTAGTGATGTACAAATTGATTTTGAAGAAATTCAAAAACCGATAGTTGATAATGAAGAAACTAAAATAATGCTAACAGATGATGTTGGTGTTATAATGAAATATCCATCAGTAAAACAAGTAAATAGTTTCACTGAAGTTGGAGATGAAGGAGTTGATTCAGCAATGAGTATGATTATTGCTTGTATTGACTCTGTATTTGATGCTGATGATGTATATGATTCAAGTAATGAATCTAAAAAATCATTAACAAATTTTATTGAATCATTAAGTTCAGTACAATTTATGAAATTGACAGACTTTTTTAATTCAATGCCAGCAGTATCATGTACAATTGATTATAAGTGTGCTTGTGGAAAAGATAATACACAAGAATTAAAGGGCTTACAAAGTTTTTTTACATAGGCCTTTCGCACGATAGTCTTGTTAACCATTATAAGACTAATTTTGCAATGATGCAACATCATGGATATAGTTTAACAGAACTAAATGATATGGTACCGTGGGAAAGGGAGATATACATAGCTCTTTTGCAGGAACATATAGCAGAAGAAAACGAACGCATAAAAGCGGAAAATAGGAGAATGGGATAATGGCTGAAAACCAAGATAACAGTAGGAATGAAGTAGAAATAGACTTAGATAAGTATATGGCTATGATTGAAAAGCTTGACCAACAAGAAGATACAATCAAGGAAATGAAAGAGGAAGCTAGGCAAGCCGCAGAAAGATTAGGACCTCGTAAAAGAAAATTCATGGATTTATTCTTAGACGATAACGACTTAAACGAAAAAGCAATCATAGGATTTATATCTTTCTTTTTAATGATGTGTTTCGGTATAACCGATTTAGTCACAGCATTAGTATGGGATTTAGATTTAAAAGTTTCTGAAACAATATACACTTCATTTGTGGTAGTAACACTAGGGTCGTTTGGTATTAGTGAAGCTGGTAAAGCATTCGGTAAATAAGGATTAAAATATGGCATTAGAATCACAAGGCACCTTTAACCCATTTGATGATTTAGTCGATAGTCTAAAGCAAATGAATAGTGACCAAAATGCTATAGCAAAAGAAGCTGCAGTATATTCAAAAGAATTACAAGACCATTTAGAAAAAGATTCTATGAATATGAGTCAATCACAAATTGACGCAATGCAAGATTTAATAATGACTTTAAAAGAAGGTCGATTAGATGATTTAGAAAATGATAAAGAACAGCTTTTACGCGACCGTATGGAAGCAAGAAGAGATGATGAAAGAAATGATAGCTTATTAGATATATTTAAACAGTTAAAAATGCAGTTTAAACTATTACAGTTTCAATATAAAGATAAAAAAGGCTTTTCTATTATGGGATTGCTTTTTAGAACAGCATTAGTGAGTTTCTTTATTGGAGTCTTTAAAGGTTTTATGGTGCCGTATGTTAATATAGGTAAAGGTATTATCAAAGGAGCCACAAATATGTCTAAAACACTTGGTCTTCCTGTCCTCTTTAATAACATAAAAAACATATTTAGTAGTTTTGGAGATAGAGTTGCAAAAACATTTAAATTTTCAGCTGAAGGTAAAGGTGGCGGTGTTTTTGCAAAAGCTGCAAGATTTATTTTAAATGCTGGAAAGGACCTTGGTAAGTTAGCGCAGCTATCGATAGCAAATGTAGGCAACTTTTTAAAGGGTATGACAGGATTTTTAACTGGAAGAAAATCAGCATTTACCGCATTTGGTAGAATTGATACTAAAATTAAAGCTTCTGGATTAGTAGGACAAGGTGCTAATAAATTAGTACAGATGATATTAAAACCTTTTAGAATGTTAATGAATCTACCTAAAAGAATTGGTATTGTATTTGCAAGAGGTTTAGACGCTGCAACTGCATCTACAAAAAATGTAGGAAAGAATTTTACAAACATAGGTACTAAAATATTTATGTTCTTTAATAAACTACCTGTATTAAAAACTCTATTCGGTGTATTAGATAAATTTAAAGGAGCATTTCAAAGATTAGGTATGGTATTTGGTCAGATATTAAGACCAGTTCTTGGTATTATAGGGTTTATTACAGGATTTATAAAAGGATTAAAATCACAAGAAGATGGTTTAAATAAAATCATTGCTGGTGTATTAGGTGGTATAAAAGGAGCCTTTAGAATGTTAGTTGGTTCAGTATTGGATTTTTTCATAATTACTATACCAGCATTTATTTTAGGTCTATTTGGTTTTAAAGGAGCAAAGGATAAACTAAAATCATTTTCTTTTGCAGATTTCTTTGATAAAATATTTGATACAATTACAGATGGACTTATATCTTTTTTAAACTTAATAAGAGAATCACTAGCTGATATTGGTGTTGGTGGTATTATAAAAAATATAGGATTAAGCTTAATGGCTATATTTGCAAAAATATCAGCATTTCCAAAAGCAGTTGCAGCTGGCGCTTTTGCCGCAATTAAAGCAGCAATGCCTGGTGGAGAAGGCCCAGGTGAAGCTTTTTCTCGTAAATTTAATGAAGTTATGTCTAAAGGTAAAGCCGCGGCTGATGCCTTTGAAGCAATGAAAGAAAAAAGAGATGGTAGAGATTCAGATGGTAATATAATTAAAGGTTTATCTGATGAAGGCAAAATGCTAGCAATGGAAGCAAAAAGAGAAAAATATCCAGCTGGTCCACCTACTCAACAGCTCTCATATCAAAATGTTACTGGCGGTGCTACAGTAATAGTTAATGGTGACGCTCCATCAGAAGCGGGTATGAAATTTAAATTCTTTAATCAATATTCAGACTAAAAAAAAGGGGACCATTCAGTCCCCTCCGAAAATTAAATTTAATTAACTTTCTTTAGCTAGTTTAGCAAAATAGCTCAATGTATCATCCTCATCAGAATTATCTTCTGCTGGTGGAAAGCTTGTATCAGCTGCCGCAACTGGTGCTGCTTCTGCTACTGGAGCTTGACTCATAGTCGATTCAACTGGAGCATGACCTGCATCAATACCTAGTACTTTATTCAACTTCATTGAAAGCTCATCGTAAGTTTTATAATTACTTGGCTCTAAGAAATCTTGTAAAGAATAAAGTTTGTCATAAACTTCGGTTAATCTAGACTCGTCGCCGTCATACAATGATGATGATGAACTAAATTCTGATTTATCGTAGTTTACCCAACCTTCTACTTTTCTGATTTTGATTTTGAAGTCTGCGCCTTCCCAGAAATCGTAAGGATTTACTGGGTTTTCATCAGCGAACTGAGGTTGCATGACGTCCATAATCTTATCAAAGATTTTCTTACCAAACTTATAAAGAAATACCTTTCCTTCATTTTCTGGATTTGACGGGTCAGAAACAATTAGTACATTACTTACGTAGTGTAGCCTTCTTTTTCTATCCCTAGCAGTTGCTTTATCTTCGTCTCTACCAGAGTTCCAAAGTACAGAGTTATGCTCCGATACTGGGTCCTGCTGTCCAATGGACGTTAAAGAGTTTTCGATATACCATAAGCCAGTTGGTCCCTTGAATCCATGGTCCCAATATCTTACCCAAGGTAAGTCCTCACCATCTTTTGCTGGTAAGAATCTGACAACGGCATAACCGTTTCCTGCTTTATCTCTTGTAGGCTTCCAAAATCTATCATCCGCATAGGAATTAGTAGTTTCTGGTTTTGCTGAAGAGACTGCTTCTGCTGCTTTTACGAGTTTGTCGATTGACGAGCCTCGCATGCTCTTTAGATTTTCTAGTGACATATATTTCTCCTGTATTTACACTGTATTACTGAATTGTCCACTTTATCCATAATATAATAGTATATTATACCACACTTCTATGGTTTTGTAAAGGTTTCTTTTAATAAATTTAAACATTTATTTCTATCAAACTTTACAAATGGTTTGTATTTCATAATTTTTCTATAAATATCAGGCCATATAATAGTGTCCGTAATATTTTTATTTTCGCGTTCTACAAATCCAATTATTGAATCCAAGATAACTACTGTTTCCAATAGTATTTCTTCTTGCATCCAAAGCTTTATAATCAATGGATGATTATTATCTTCTGCTTCTAAAAGAGAATCAAACGATACATCCATATCATTAAGTTTATTTATATCAGTTTGAAACTGATACGTTAAAGATTCCATAATTTTTTTATGGTCTCTATAATATCTTTCTCCACCTTCATTAAGCATATCACCGACATACTTAACGTCGTTTTTAAAGTTAGCTATATAAAAATCTTTTAATTCATTTTCATATGTCTTAGCTAGCTTTGCAAAGAAAAACTTATCTTTTCGTTTAAAGAATGACGTAGGTTTTACTGAAGTCTTAAAATGATATTTAATCGCATCATATCCATCTGTTTCGAAATGTAATTTAAGTGCGTTATATAATTTATAAGATTCAAATGGGTCATTCATAGAGGTAGTTTATTACCTCTCTTTGATTTGATTAAATGTAAGCCTGAAGCTTCTTCTTCAATCTTTTGCTTTAAAGAATCTGTTAAGAGCTTCTTAAGATTTTTATAATCCATACCTCTTTGTTCTACGACATAAGATGCTGCATCGATATATGACATATTATTATTTGCTACAAGATGCTCTACTGCTGCAGAGAATCTCTTCTTTGTCATAATCTTTTGCTCTATTGGATTATCTTTATCCGACAAACTCTTCACCTTCATTCCAAGCACAACCTGTAAGACCACCTGCTTGTAAAGCTTTCAATGTTCTTAATACCTCTTGTGCGTTTCTTCCTGTATCTAAAGCGTTAATAGATACATGTTGTATAACTCTATTCTTATCAAAGATAAATGTTGCTCTGTATGGAACACCTTCATCTTCATTAACAATACCTAGTTGATGTGATAGTCCTAATCCACAGTCAGCTGCTAATGTATGATTAATAGTACCAATTAAATTATTATCTTGTTTCCAAGCTAATTTACAGAACTCATTATCTCCACTTATTCCAATAACATTAGCATCATCGACTAAACAGTCAAATCCTGCTATTTCTGTTGGACATATAAAAGTAAAGTCCTTAGGATAAAAATAAACTACGCTCCACTGTTTTTTCTGTGGCATATATCTTTCGTTTACTTCAACTCTCACAAATTCATTTTTTTCGTTTATTCCTTGCAGTGAGAATGCAGGGAACTTATCTCCGACTGATAGCATATTATCCTCCTAAAATACTCTCATTAAAATACAGTCAGCATTAACTCTGCCTGTAGGGTTATCTATTTTTGTTGTTAATGTATCCCAAATCTTTTCAATTTGTTTTTCTGTTTTGTTTAAAACCATTGGTAATATTTCATCCGGCTTTCTTAAAGTTGCTTGCCTTGAATCTTTTTTATCAAAATTCTTTATTGACGTACCTGATATTTCAAAACCACTTGTTGAAACTGTTGTATATTCTATTAATTTTTTATTCTTACAGTTATATACGTAAAGCTTATGTTTACCAGGGATTAATATTGGATTAATTGATACTAACTTAGCATCGACATTTTCTGTCATAAACTTAAGCTTTTCAATTTGTTTATCAGAAGCTTTAGGTTTCTTTGCTCGTGGTATACGCGTAACTTTAGAATTTGTTTTTATTCTATCGATATCTTCAAAGATTCTATCCATTAAATCAAGCATTTTACGTAAGTCGCCTTTTTTGATATGTGAATATGCTTCAACTGCCTGTTCGCAATTTTTATTATATGCATCTAAAATAACATCATATTCATTTTGAACTATACTTCTAAATATATTAATACCAGCTCCTTTTATAGAATGCATTTGTAATAAGCTATAGGTAGGAAATATAATATCTTTCTTATCATATATTCCATCCATCCATTTATCAACTACCATTGTATCAAAGTCGTGATATATCGTTTGCATAACTTTTCTACGCATTCTTTCAGCAGGAGAAATAACTACTACTTTAGGAGTTTTATCTTGTATCTTTTTGATTGCTCTTCCTTCCTTTTCGCGTGCTTTTAGGAAAGAATGCATTTCATTAATAGCTTCATCTGTTAACGGATAACCAGTCCAGCCATTATTAATCATTTCGATATTTTTATAAGTTTGCATTCTATACTTCCAGTCAGGAAGTTTTTTCAAATTTGATATTTGATTCTTATTAAATTTAAGAACTCGAGTACAATATGTAAGAACTGTCTCTGCAGCTTTTTTCTTATTCTCAAAATAGTAGAACCAATATCTTGCTCTTTGGAATTCTCTTTCTTTATCTTTTTTAGATGTTGGTACAGGATTATGTACTCCATAAGATGGTTTTGCTCCCATCATTGCTTCATCAGCGTTTTTTATTCTTCTTTTAGTAGCCATGCTTCTCCTTAATTGTTTATATGTATATTATAACACATTTTAAGTCGTTTGTAAACGATTTTTGTGAATAAAGGTGGCCGAGCCTCTGCGGGTGATAAGGAGTCGCATTGTTGAGACTCAGCCGTTGACATATTAATCTTTCTCCCAAGGTAATGGGATTTGTTTTCCTTTTCTTTGTTCTTCAGCGACATGGCTTGACATGTATGCAAACCAAGCTGCGCATATTAATATTAGTACTGTAAATAAAGTATTCATTAGTTTCTCCTCATATTAGCAATATCAGTTGCTTCTTCTTGAGAGATAACTGGTACAGCATTTGATTTATGCATAGTGGCAATACCTTTTACTAAGGTGCCAGTATACTTCATTGTTTCTTTTTTACTACAATCGCTAGCGATTTCATGGTAATTGCCATTCTTCATATATTCTTCCATTAAGGAATTATATTGTACAGCTTGTCTTTCTCGTATCTTATTTAATTGAGATTCTCTTAAAGCTGCTGATTGAAAAGCCACTGGCTTCTTTTTAACTCTATTAGCTGCGTGGTTTTTTCTCTTCCTTCCACAAGGTGAATACCTTAGTGAACCCATATAGAAGCTCGTAACAGCCATTACTTAGGACCTCCATTATGTCCAATCATTGATTTTTCTTGTTGTTCTTTTTTCCATCTTAAAAAATCAAGTGCAACTTCTCTTGTAGTGTGTGTTAACGTACTCACCGGACGTCTTTTTTTATTTTTCATAATCTGTAAATTTGTCCTAATATATTATCTACTTCGGGGTCATTCAAATGACCAATCACATCATTAGTTATTTCAGTGTCATAACAAAGTTCGCCTTCGTGTAAAACAGCAAGTTCCCATAGACCTTTTTTATATCCATAAGAACCCTTGTGCTTGATTACACTTGCACCATAACCATTTGGAAATCTATATACTTTTTGTATACCTTCCATGTGATTGTTTGTTTCTATTAGATATTCGTTCATAATGTATATTATATCATACTTTTTTGTAAATGTAAAGGATTATTTTAGTTATTTTGAGAAAAAGCTCCTATTAACTCATCACCTTTTAGTTCGTAATTAGTAAAAATAAACTTTTCGCCTGTAGCTAAAGTTCTTTCTATTCTTCCAGAATTGTATTCAACATCTGTTACACCTTTTCCATCAGATGTATCTTCAGGTCTATTGTCATAATACATTGAAGATATTGAATGTGCATGAATAGATTTTACTTTTGCAGCCCATTCTTCTGCTGCTATTTTTTGTCTTTGTCTTTCAACTATTTCGTCGTATTGGCCCATTGTCCTTTTTCTCCTCTTTCTGCTAATTTAATTAATTGTAATCTTTTTTGTTCCCATAACAATTTAAAGTCTGGGTCCTGTGCTCTATCTCTTGCATCTTGCAATGATATGACTTGTTGTAAAGTACTTCTCATTAATTCCACTCCTGGTCTAGTTTAGACGCGTGATAAGCATCCATATAAGTTGTATCTTGTAAAAACCTAGATACATCTTTTTCTGAATGATACATATTTTCTGGTGAATTGAAATCTAAAGAGCCTGGCATATGTTCCCCAGCTTTTTTGACAGAAGCTGTAAGCCTCTTGTGTAATTTCATTTCTTCTTTTTGTTTAGTTTTAATTGCTGCTTTTCGAGCATCTAGATTTGAAATAATATCTTTCATTTCATACTCTTCTTTTATTTGCAGCAATTCAGCTTTTAGCTTATCAAATGTTTTAGTCATTTAAATATTCTCCTTCAATTAAATTAGACCATGTACCACCCATACCAAATGGTGCGTACTGTAATTTTGTGACAACACATTGATTGTCATATTGCTTTTTTTGTTTACCTTGAATATATTTAGCGAGTGACTTTGCTTTATTCTCGTCCTCTGCATAGATATATGACTCAGTTGTAATTAAAAATCTTTCCATAATTTACTCCTTATTTGTGTTGATGATATTAAAATTATTATCTAACAAATCTTCAATGTTAGTATCGTTGTCTGCTATATTAAAATCTTTATCGATTAGCATTGCTACATTGTCTGCAAAGCCGTGATTTTCTCCGCTAAGTATCTGAAAACCATTACCTATCTCAATGATATCTTCCTGCCATTCCCAAGAGCTAATGATTTCTTCTTTCTTGTTTTGTGTGATTTCTGTATATTTCATAATTTACTCCTTAAAATATTATTTCTCTTGTTATTTCTGATTCAACTGGTGCATTTAGTTCGATCCATTCGCCCAATTCTTTTTGACTTACGATGTCACCATCTTCCATAAGGTATTCATCTTTGTAGTTAGCACGTTTTGTATCTGACATATCGCCAGTCCATGTTTCAGTTCTCTCAAGGATTTCTTTTTTCATCCAACCGTCCTCACGGTTATCAGTGACTTTCATGAAATTCACATCTCCAGTGAATTGGTCAAAACAAAACTCAGTGATTGTTTCCCAATCTTCGACTGTTTTAGTTGAATGACTTACAACTTTAAAATCAATAATGTATTCCTCGCATCCACCATTCGACTCAATAAGAGTTGTGGTAATGTAAGGTCTAACTTGAGCAACGATTGTTGCAATCTCATTTTCGTTGAGGTCACCACAGTTGGGCAATTCATAAGTGTTACCACCTTTGAACTTCATGTAAGGCGACTCTTGGTCTCCATAGTTTTCCATGTATTGTGTTGTGATTACTAATTTATTCATATTCTTAACTCCTTATCAATTTTGAATATATGTATATTATACCATAGTTTTGAGCAAATGTAAAGGATTATTTTCACTTTTTGGTGAAATAATTGTGAGAAAGTGTTGTTCTATTTTCAAGTATTATCTCCATCTCTATATTTAATTCTTGACTTGTCAAACAGTCTATCTGCTTGTCTTTGCATAGACCTTTCGACTGCTTTATCAAGCCAATTACGAAACCATTGCCTTATCTTACCCATCTTAAAAGTTGCCCGGTGCAACTTGAAAGCAAGGTATTCCATTTGCTCTCCACATTTCAACAACTTGGTCTCTGTCATCAAATACCATGTCTGGTTTCCAGTCAGCTTTAATAAGCTCATCTAAAACTCTTTGCTTAAACTTATGGTCAGGCTCAAAGCTATCATCTGGTCTCATGAAAAGATGTGACCAAAATACTCCCATTGTTTGTTTCAACTGATGCTCAGTTAATTCTCTTTGTCTTTCTTTACGAGCTGAAACAATAACTATCTCATGGCCAGCATCGTGCATTGCTTCTGCAACTTCAAAGACATGCTCCATACGAGTGTCGTCTTTTGTTGCGTTTTCAAAAGCTAACCAATCTGTTGATATTCCTTCGACAAAATGTCTTCTGTGTTCAACATCCATTAATGTTCCGTCTACATCAAATATTATTTTCATTATGCTACTACCTCTTGTAAATCGTTAACCCAATATCCTGAACAACCGATAGCTGAATTATCACCACCTTGTCCTTCATAAAACCATTCAATATTAATACCTTTAAATGTAACGTAAGGTAAGATATATGTAGAATAGACTTCATCAGTTCCGCATGCTCTTACAGTTATATCAGTGTCATTAACTTCTTTGACATAGCCTTCAAAAGTTTCACCACTGTTTGAAAATTTGATGCCATCAAATTCTTGAACGATTTCTTTTAATGTTGTTATATTCATTATTTTACCTCCGTATAACCAGCAGCTTTTCCATAAAAGCCTAATGATTCTAATTTTAAAACAATTTCATTGAATGCAGCACCTTTGCTGTCTTGTGGATAAATACCTACAGTCATTGGATCGCTAATAAATAATTGGCATCCTTCCCATGTAGGATTGTTAGCAATATAATCATTTATGATTTTTTTGCCTTTTTCAAAAAGAGATTCATCTCTTGTTCTTACTTCGAAATCTGTTATTTGATAGCCGTCCATTGTTAATGTTGGCTCTGGTTGGTTTCCTAATATTCTTATATTCATTTAAACTCCTTATCTTTTAAATTGTATAGGTATATTATACCCTAGTTGGGAGCAAATGTAAAGGACTTTTGGGAAAATAATGAAAATAATTACACAACAATCACTATGTCAGCAGTTTTAACCGCGTTTAGAACAATTTTGTTTTGCTCTATCAATAACCTTTAAATTATTATGAACAACAAAAGCCATTGTAGCAAAGGGAAAAATCATTTCTTGGTAGGTTAATAAATCGTATTCATATAATGCGTTAAAGGGAGTTAAAAGTATAACTTTATGTAATATTAATCTATCTCTATGAGGAACTTTAGGTAAGAGAGGATTTAATTCTTCTACACAATCATATGCTACGCCTCTTGTAGTAGTCCAAACATCTACTGCTTGTAAAACTAAAAATCCATACCATGCGGCTGGATGAACCGGGTCTTTAATTGAGAATTGGCGTGTAAATTGTAACTCTTTCGGATTTTCCTTTAACAAGGATTCTATCGACTTCAGAGAATGCTCTGTCTTTACAGCTTCGATAAGTTTCTGGTCCCAACAACACTCGAACCCCATCATAATTTCTTGTTTGTCCCTCGAGTCTAGCGCCAAGGTTGACGGCATCTCCAATGACGGAATAGTCAAATCGAGATTCTGAGCCCATGTTTCCGACGATGCATGTACCGGTATTGATGCCAATACCAATATCAATCCTAGGTAAACCTTGGTCCTCAAGCTGTTGTATAAGTTCATCTGCTGCTTCGCATATTTCAATGGATGTTTGTACAGCTTTATCAGCATGGTCTTCACAATCAAGTGGAGCATTCCAAAAAGCCATAATACAATCACCCATAAATTTATCTATGGTTCCACCGTTCTTTAAAACGATTTTTGTCATAGTATCTAAATAATTATTTATAAGAATCACTAACCCCTCTGGGTCATCATTGTTTTTATAATGTTCTGATATTGGAGTAAAGCCACATATATCCATAAACATAAATGTCATTTCTTTTCTCTCTCCACCTAGGCGTAGAAGCGATGGGTCTTTCTGTAATTGTTTTACTAAATCTGGTGATACATATGTACCAAATTGTTTCTTAATTTGTTGTCTTAATACAAATTGTTTATAGAAGTTATTGAAACTCGCTGAGGTGAGTAAAAGTATATATATTATTAGAGAAGCTGATAAATCGAGGAGTATAGAAAATTCGTACCAAGCGTAATAAGAAGCTAAGCTTACAGCGACAGCGGAGCCGACGAAGAATACAAGCCCAATCCAAATCGGTAAATAATATACGGCTAAAACAATCAGAAGAGAACCCAGAACAATCATCCCCAACTCAGCCATAAATGTCCATTGAGGACGTGATATTGGTTTATCTGATATTATAGTTTGTAAGGCATTTGCTTGTATTTCATGTGGATATAATAAACCAGCTGGTGTAGATACCTGAGGAACAATACCTTTTGCTGTGACTCCTATAATGGCTGTCTTTCCTTTTAAATCTGGTAAAGGTTGTCCATCATAATCAATCGATTCGAAATGAGTATTCCATTTTAACCATATACTTCCTCTTTCATCTGTTGGTATTATAAAAGGTCTTAATATAATACTTTCAATTCCTGTTTCATTTAATTTAATTGTATATGATTTTTTATCTTGCATTGCACGTACTGTTTCTAATGCAAATGATGGATATAAATCTCCATTAACTTGAGATAATAACGGTATTCTTCTTGTTAAGTTATCTACTTCAGGAGCTCCGTTTAATAATCCTGCGCCCCAAGCATTCGATTCAAGAGAATCAATATTAGTAATTAAACCTCCATAACGATAAGTTAAATCTAATACATCACCACTATATCCAAATGTTGCATATCCTACATAAGGAGCTTTTTTTGACCTACCATTAGCATCTGCGTCTTGTGATAATATAATACCATTATCTTTTATCCAAGATGCAAAAACTTCATCTCCACCAAACCTATCTGCTTCTGGAAACATAATGGTGAACCCTATCATACCAGCATTCGAGTTTCTTAAATCAGATATCACCGCTGCGTGATTCTGACGTGGCCAAGGGTATTGTCCATAGGCTTCGAGTGAAGACTCGGATATATTAATCAACACTATATCGTTTGAATGTTCTACTGGAATTGATTGTATATATTGGTCAAATATACTGAGTCTAAATTGTTCTAATAACTGAGGGTCTGTAACTCGTATAACACAAAGTGTAATACCTAAAAGAATTGTAGTCCAAATTGAAGTTAAATATTTCATAAAGTGTTATACTGTTAATACTAAAACTGAATTGAAACACCGCATCCACATGCAGATTTTTCAGCAGGGTTAATTATTTTAAATGATTCGTTTATTCCTTGAGTAATATAATCTAAAGATGCATCACGTAAGAATGGCATGGATATATCATTGATAACGATGTTGAAGCTACCGTAATCGAACACGTGGTCTTCGGGTAGTATTTCGGATTCATAATCAAATACATATTCATAACCAGCGCACCCACCACCAGTAAGACCAATACGAATGGTATTATATTCGCCTTGAGTTTTTTCAATAAGTTTTTTAATTGCTGCATCTGTAAGTTCCATTATTTTGGTGGCTTATTATGGCCTATCATTGGATTAGGCGTCCAGTTTTCTATAGCTTTTTTAATAGCTTCTTCTGCTAAGACAGAACAATGGAGTTTGATTGGAGGTAATTGGAGAGCGTCTGCAATCTCTTTATCTTTAATCTGTTTTGCTTCTGTAATTGTTTTACCTTTGAGCATTTCGACAAAAAGGGTTGATGACGCGATAGCAGAACCGCATCCATAAGTTTTGAACTTGACATCTTCTATGACATCTCCTTTCATTTTTAAATCTAATTTCATTACATCACCACAGGCTGGAGCACCAACCATTCCTGTTATAACTGTTTTATCATTAGGGTCAAATCTTCCAACAGAATGTTTAGCTGGATTTGCCAATACTGATTCGAACCTATCTACTACTTCTTTACTATATGCCATTAATTACCTTGTGTTACTGATACTGAACAACCACCAACTGTATTACAGTTTTGTGTAAGTGAATATGCTTGATTTGTAGTACCTTGCTGTAGTAAATTTAAAGTTGTTTCTTCTGTTCCTTGAAGAACAACCTGTGCGTTATGACTTGCATTACCTTTTTGCATGACATTTGCTATTGAACCGTCTGCTGTACCATAAAAATATACATGAGCATAATGGCTGCCAGTTCCTTCTTGCCATAAATCAACTTCAACATCAGCAACATGAACATCCATATTAAAGGTATGAGTTCCATTTTGATATACATCAATAGTGTTATCATTATCCCATATATGTCTTCCGTATGTTGCACCACCAGTTTGTGAAATATTTTCCACATTACCGGTTCCATCTACATCACCACCCCAACCTTTACCAGAACCCCAATTGGAAACCCAACCAATATAATTGTCATTACCTGTTTGATTAAAATTAAATGTATTATTTGCATGGTCGAATGAAAAATTAATTTCATTAC